GCGTCACCACGCTGATTCGCAACGACGGCTTCAAATTCTGGGGTAACCGTACCTGCTCAGACGACCCGTTATTCGTCTTTGAAAACTACACCCGTACCGCGCAGGTGCTGGCCGATACCATGGCGGAAGCGCACGCGTGGGCGATGGATAAACCCATCACCCCAACGCTTATCCGCGACATCGTTTCCGGTATTAATGCCAAGTTCCGCGAGCTGAAAACCAACGGCTATATCGTCGACGGCTCCTGCTGGTATGACCCTGAGTCGAACGACGCAACCACCCTGAAAGCGGGGAAACTGTATATCGATTACGACTACACCCCTGTCCCGCCGCTGGAAAATCTGACCCTGCGCCAGCGCATCACCGATACCTATCTGGCAGACCTGTCAGATTCGGTTAATAGCTAAGGAGCTGAAGCATGGCGTTACCACGCAAACTTAAATACCTGAATATGTTCAACGATGGCCTGAGCTATATGGGCGTTGTTGAGTCTGTGACCCTACCGAAGCTTACCCGCAAGCTGGAGAAGTATCGTGGCGGCGGTATGCCGGGCTCGGTCTCTGTCGATCTCGGTCTGGACGATGATGCCCTGGCGCTGGAGTGGACCGTTGGCGGTCTGCCGGACGCCGCGCTGTGGGCGCAGTACGCCTCTCCGGGCGCGGACAGCGTGCCGCTGCGCTTTACCGGCTCTTTCCAGCGTGATGATACCGGCGAAATCTCCGCCGTCGAAATCGTCATGCGCGGCCGTCATAAAGAGTTTGATGGCGGCGAGAACAAGCAGGGCGAAAGCGGCACCACCAAGATGTCCACCGAGTGCGCGTACTACCAGCTGACCATTGATGGCAAAGAGATCATCGAGATCGACATCATCAACATGGTGCTGAAAGTCGACGGCGTCGATCGTCTGGCTGAACACCGTAAGGCCATCGGCCTGTAACCCTTTAACCGGCCGGGATAGCCGGCCGGTAAGCTAACTTTCAGAAGAGTAATGAAATGGAAAATAGCAACGAGAACGCCATGAACAACAGCTCATACATCGTCACGCTTGATAGCCCCGTTCAGCGCGGCGAGCAAAAAATTGAACAGGTGACGGTCTCCAAACCGAATGCCGGGACTCTGCGTGGGATCTCGCTGGCCTCGCTGGCGCAATCCGACGTTGATGCCCTGATCAAGGTGCTGCCGCGAATGACCTCGCCGGCTCTGACCGAGCATGAAGTTGCGCGTCTGGATGCCTGCGATCTGCTCTCTTTTGCCGGTAAGGTGATCGGTTTTTTGTCACCGGCTTCGGCTCGCTAAGATTTCCCGAAAACCTGTCGGTCGACGATCTGATGGCGGATATCGCGGTGATTTTTCACTGGCCGCCGTCAGAACTGTACTCCCTTAGCGTGACCGAACTCCTCTTATGGCGCGAAAAAGCGCTGCAGCGAAGCGGAAACCACCATGAGTAATAATGTCAGTCTTCAGGAACTGCTTAAGGCAGTTGATCGTGCAAGCCGACCGCTTAACGCTCTCCAGAACGCCAGCCTGACTCTCGCGAGCGATATCCATGATTTGCAGACGGCGCTGGGGGCGCTCGACGAGCAGGCTGGTCGCATTAACGGCTTCAGAAAAGCAAATGCCCAGCTCGCCACGACGGAGCAGTCGCTTGCTCAGGCGAAACAGCAGGCGGCGGCGCTGGCGTTGCAGTTTAAAAACACACACAACCCTACTCAGGCACAGGCTGATGCGCTGTCCGCTGCCCGAAAATCGGCAGCCAACCTCAAGCTTGAGTACAACAGCTTACGTTACTCGGTACAGCGTCAACGGACTGAACTCGCTCAGGCGGGAATCAACACGCGAACGCTTTCGTCGGATGAGCGTCGTTTAAAAAGTCAGATCGGCGAAAAAACGCAGCAGCTTAACCGACAGCGGGATGCGCTGGCCCGCGTCAATCAGCAGCAGGCGCAGCTGAGTACCGTTCAGAATCGCTACGAGTCAGGCAAACGCGTTGCCGCGCGGGTGCATCAGCTGGCTAATGCGGGCGTGGGCATGGCCAAAGTGGGCTTTGATCAGACGTCCCGGTTTATGGCGCCTGGCATCAGTTTTGAAAAACAGATGTCGACTATTCAGGCAAGCCTTGGTCTGGAGAAGGGCGACGCCCGGCTTGAGGCCATTCGCCAGCAGGCGCGGGAGGTCAGTGCCAGGACCGGAGTACCCGCAGATACGGTCGTCCGTGCACAAACCGAACTGGCTCGTTCAGGCTACGACGCCGATGGGGTTATGGCTGCCACAGTACCCACGGTTAACCTCAGCCTGGCGGGGAATGTCGACGCGGCTAAAGCGGCCGATATTCTTAGCAGCACGCAGGCCGCCTATAACCTGGCCGATACGGATGCGGGACGCATCGCAGATTTACTTACCCGCGGGTTTACCTCTTCGAACACCAGTCTCGTTGAGATGGCGGCGGCCATCACCTCCGCTGCGCCCGCTGCGGATGCGACAGGTATGGGTCTTGAAGAGACAATCGCGCAGCTTGGCGTTCTGACGGAAAAGGGAATGAACGGTGCCGCCGCCGGGGACGCGCTCAGCGCGATGCTGCGACAGTCCCAGGCTCCGGATGCACTGCGTTCAGCCGCGGGTAACGGCGCGCTTGATAAAAAACGCCAGCAGTTGCAGGGGGCAACGGGCAGTGCCGCGCTCGTGGCTTCCGTGCAGACCGACAATCTTGACGGCGATATCAGCAAATTCCAGGCCGCGTGGAGCGGGCTTAAGATTGACGTATTTGATAAAGCAGATGGCGCTTTGCGCAACCTGATAACAACCGCAACCGGCTGGCTTGGCACGGCCTCCCTGTGGGTGAATGCCAACCCTGAGCTGACGCAGACCCTCGCCAGTATTGTTGTCGGCGCGCAGGCATTTGCTGGGGTACTGGGTGGCGTAGGCACGGTTATTGGCCCGGTTCTGACGGGCATCAATATGGTTATTACCGCGGCCGGGATGTTAGGAACGGTATTCAGCGTGGTGGGCGGTGCCGTCATGACGGTGCTGGGCGCCCTTAGCTGGCCGGTGATAGCCCTTGGCGCGGCGATTGCCGCCGGTGCTTTGCTGATTTTCAAATACTGGGAGCCCATCAGCGCCTTCTTTGGCGGGGTGATTGAGGGATTGTCTGCGGTATTCGCACCGCTGGGCGAGCTGTTCTCTCCGCTCTTACAGGCGTTTGGTTTTATCTCAGAAAAACTGGGCGGGATCTGGCAGTGGTTCACTGATCTGATTGCGCCGATTAAGGCGACGCAGGAAACCCTCGACAGCTGTAAAAATGTCGGTGTGGCGTTCGGTCAGGCGCTGGGGGATGCGCTAATGGCACCGCTTAATCTCTTTAACAGCCTGAGCGGTAAGGCCAGCTGGCTGCTGGAAAAACTCGGACTGATCAAAAACGAGTCGGGTCATCTCGACGCCGCGGCGGCAAAAGCAGACGCGGCATCTTCTCCTGCGGGCAGTGCGTCCATTCTGGTGGCGGGGATCTCTGGCGGCGGTCAGGGGTATCAGCCCACCCTCGTGCCGGGAGGACGCTCTTACGTCGATCAGAGTAAAAGCGAATATCACATCACGCTGCAGGGGAGCGCGGCCTCCGCAACGGATCTGACTCGTCAAATCCGGGAGGAAATCGAGAACAGTGAGCGTGATAAAGCGAGACAGCGGCAAGCCAGCTTTATGTACGGTTGAGGAGAGAGAACATGTTAATGGTGCTGGGTCTGTTTGTCTTTGAACGACGAACTTTACCCTATCAGACAATGCAGTTTACAAAGGACTACCGCTGGGCGTCCAACGACCGGATCGGGAAATCTAAAGCCTGGCAGTACCTTGGCGAAGGCGAGACATCTTTTACCCTCTCCGGACTGCTTTACCCGGAGCTCACGGGAGGGCGACTTTCCCTCAAGGCGGTTGAGCTGATGGCGAATGAGGGGAGGGCATGGCCGTTGATAGACGGAACCGGCATCATTCACGGCATGTTTATCATTGAGAAAGTCACGCATACGCATTCGGATTTTTACAGTGACGGTACTGCCCGAAAAATTAATTTTACGCTGGAACTGAAACGCGTGGACGAATCGCTGGTGACGATGTTTGGCGATCTGAGAACCCAGGCCGAAGAGCTGGTGACGAGCGCACGTAATAGCATTGGAGGGCTGGTGGGATGATCACCGAAATGAATATCCGGGCGGGTGGGAAAATCGCCCCTGATTTTATGCTTAAGCTTGACGATCGCGATGTCACACAGAATTTCAGCCACCGTCTTATCAGCCTGAGCATGATCGACAAACGTGGGCTGGAAGCCGATCAGCTGGATATTCAACTGGATGATTCCGACGGGCTGCTAGACTTGCCAGCCCGGGGGGCAAGGCTCTCCTTATGGCTGGGATGGGAGGGAACCCCACTCCAGCCGAAAGGGAGCTTTACGATCGATACGATTGAGTTTCGGGGCGCACCGGATACGCTGACGATTCGGGGATGCAGCGCGGATTTTCGTGGAAAGCTAAACGTGCGGCGCGAACAGTCATGGCATGACACGACGATCGGCGCGATAGTCAACACTATTGCTCAGCGTAACCAGTTAACTGCCAGCGTTGCGGCAGGTCTTTCATCGATTGCCATTTCTCATATCGATCAGTCTCAGGAGACCGACGCTGCGTTTCTCTCTCGACTGGCCGAACGTAATGGCGCCTTTGTTTCAATCAAAGCCGGGAAGGTTATTTTTATGAAAGCGGGCCATGCCGTGACGGCCAGCGGTACGCCGATTCCCTTAATGATGATTGAGCGTGGGGATGGTGATAAGCACCTTTTTTCCGTCGCTGACCGTGAAAATTATTCCGGCGTGACGGCTAAATGGTTGCAAACGCGCGACCCAAAACAACAAAATCCTCAATTGAGTATTTCGCGTCAGTCAGGGGGACAGCCGACAGAAGCACTGCAGCACCCGGATGCCGTCGCACCGGTAGCGGAAACAGGAGGCAAGGAGCAGAAGCCGCAAGAGAGGCTGGTGGGATCGGCGGAAAACGTATTTGAGCTCACCACGGTCTATGCCTCTGAAGAGCAGGCACTCAGGGCCGCAGAGGCGAAGTGGCGCGCGCTTCAGCGGGGTACCGTGAATTTTTCTATCCAGCTGGCGCTGGGGCGAGCCAATCTGTACCCCGAAACGCCGGTATTAGTAAACGGTTTTAAACGCGTTATTGACGAGCAGGCGTGGATTATCAGCGAGGTGGTTCACACCCTCAACAGGAGTGGATTTACCACGCAGCTTAAGCTTGAACTGAATGCCACTGACGAAAAATTCTCTGTCGATAGTGAGTAATTCATTTGCCTTTAAGTTTGTTTTGGGTATCATTGATTCACAAAATGTGAATAAAACGGAGAGGTACATGTTTCATTGTCCTAAGTGCAAGCATTCAGCGCATGCGCGTACCAGTCGCTATTTAAGTGAAAATACCAAAGAGCGCTATCACCAGTGCACCAATGTGGACTGCAGCTGTACGTTCGTGACGATGGAGTCCGTGGAGCGTCTG